TTTACTTTAGTTGTTTTAATCTCTAAACAAATAAATCTTCTAGGATATTTAGATGGTTTTCTTGCAGTAATTTTATGCCAACTATCTGGTGTATTTGGAAAGAGTATAATCTTATTTGCACCATAGTGAAATATTTCTTCTTCTCCTGTGTGTGGATTACCAAGAATTAAATTACCACCATCATCTTGTTCTTTTGGGTGTTTGAAATACCACAACCCAGTTACAATCTTATTACCTAAATCTAGATGCCAGTCACGCAATGGATATCCTTTATCTGTAATTGGATTTTCAGAGTATGTAAAGTTTAAATCATTACAGTGTATTTTCTTTTTTAGTTTAGGATAATACTTCTCAAAGATACCAAAATTATCTGACAGAGATTTTACTTCTGCACCTACCTTTGTAAGATAATTAATAAGTTTCTTATCTGTTATGTCTATATTAGAACGGTTCTTAGATAGATTATATGACTTTGATTCCTCATCTGTTGACCAAAGTTTATGTGCATATTGGTACATTTCTTTATCAAGTGAGCCATAAAAATATGGAAAGGGTGTATCTTTATAATTTAAATTCATTGTATATCCAAACTATCTAATACTTTTGATTGTTTGTATTTTCTATTTTTCATATTTGTCCAAACTAAACTTTCTGGTACATGATATAATTGGTCACAGTCTTTACAATAAGGTATATCATCAAATCGTTCTTCCTTGTGTGCATCTCGTAACTCTTTATACTTATCACCATTATATACTTCTTCTATTGTCTGGTCATCTAAGTGTCCTAATGTTGCAGACGCATCATTACCTAACACCATACAACACGCAACTACAGCACCTTGATGTTTACCCAACCCACCAGCTCTCACTTGTAACATAGGTTGGAATGGTCTACCACAACCACGCCTGTCTTCTTTACTTCTTTCATACTTACCTTCGTATGTACCACTCCAATTGTGCATCAACCATATCTCTGCATCTATACCTGTGTAGTCAATCCAGTTCTTTCGTAACTGTTCTACTTCGTAATCTTTCTTCTCTGGGTCTAATATAAGATGCTGTGATTGCACTCTAGTATTAGAACCTTTAGTTTGTCTTACTAAATTCTTTACGTTCTCACGCACATATTTAAATGCATTTTTACTCATCATCTTTTCATATGTTTGTTCATCATAACCTACAACAGATATTTTAAATATATCAATCCCACTATCTATTATATTATCAATAAGGTAATCATTTAAATTATAACCATTACTTAATGATGTACATTGAATACCTCTTTTTTTAATATACTTTATAGCAGGTATAAAATACTTATTCAAGGTAGGCTCACCACCACCATGAAGACTTATTGATTCAACTCCATGTTCAACTGCATCATCTACAATCTTCATAAAGTTCAACCAACTCAGAGCTTTCTTAAACTCTGGTTCTCTTCCCTTTTCAGAACCCTGTGGGCACATACTACAAGAGTAGTTGCACCCACCGAATAGTTCCATATCAAGTTGACGAAGTTTCACCAGCTCTCCTAAATGGAGTTTTCCTTCTAGGTTTAAAACCTTTAGGCCACTCTGGAACTCTAGATGCAAGTTTCTTACATCTCTCTGATAACTCTTGATTCTTAACTTGCAAATCAGCACACTCTCTTTCAAGTTGTTTGATTCGGTCTTTTTGTTTTGAACATTTATATTCAAAAAAGTTTTCACTTCTATTCTTCATAATTTTTCCTCACGAATAAAATTGGTTAATAAAATCATTAAGTATTATAGTACACTTCTTCTTGTCATATGTCAAGAATTTTTTGTAATCTTTTATAAGTTTTTTTACTTTAGGCCATACCACATCATTCTTTAATTCTTTGTTCCATTTTTTTGTAAAGTTACTTATGTCATCTAATATAACTAATGTTTCTATGGATACTCTTTTACCCAAATACTCTTTGAGTAACAATGGGTGTTGTCCATCTTTTATACCAAGTATATTTGATTCACCTATTTGTTCTAACTCTTGTTTAAAATTATAACTCATACTCTGTGTTCTCTTTTTCCATTCAACATAATTGTCATCATTAAAATCACCTAGCCACCCTTTTGTATTATGTACAAAATTAGAAACTAGGTAATCTAATATAACTTCTTTTCTTTTATATTTTCTTGAAATCTTAACAAAGAATATTCTGTCTGTTCTCTTCCAGAACGAATCTCTTGTTGCAGACGATTTACCACCATATTTAATATAATCATAATCACCCTTTCCAAAATGTGCTTTCAACGCACAGTACATAATATAAACATCAACAGGTTGCATTAGTCCATGTATTTTCCGTCTTTGATTAAATGACCTAATCGGTGAGTAATTACTTTAACAAATAGTAAAAATAAATTGTTGTGTTTGTATGACCCAGCTTTAACTTTTAATTCATATCTCATATCGGTAAACTCGCAACTTTAGGTAAGAAGTTCAACTCTCTTGCGTTTGCTTCTATTTTTTCTTTTAGACCTTTGGTTATTAGACTTGATACTTTTTCTGGTTCTATTTGATTATCTTTGCAATATAATAATACTGCGTCCATGTGTGTTATTTCTTTTTCTTTTGCGATTCGTTCTATTTCTAGTGAGAACACTTTGGGTGTTCCTAAATCTATTTTAGGTGTTGGTAAATTCATTATAACTCCATTATATGTGTGGGGATTTTTAGGCCCCCACAATATTATTGTACCTTATATTTCAGCACACGCATAACAATTGATTTCTAAACCAACTGCTATTTCTTTTATTGTAGGTGTCTTCCACATACTTCTTCTCCTTAACGGTTAAGTTGGTGAGTATTCTGTTACTAGGAACTCACCGAAAACCCTATCAGAACTACGCCGCTAGTGCGTATTCTTGAGATGCAAAATTATCGTTTGCATTTACTTTTTTGACTTATAAGGCTGTCAACCCATAACTCTCCATTTTACTCCAGCACCAGTCGAACCTATTTCGCCCCCTAATTCGGAACTATCTAGGTTGGTGGAGGCGTGGGGTATCGCACCCCAGTCCTGTCTACTCTTGTTCCACTTCAACAAGTTATCTATTATATATACCATACTTGTATTAGGTTTGTCAATAGTAAATATTGGATTAAAACCTTGCAAGGAATCTACCTATATGATGAACCCAAGGCAATAGAGTTGCAGCCATAAACAGGTTAACCCCTGTATGTGCCATTGCAATTCTTAGTGTATCACCTTTGGGCATACCATCAGATACCAGAAATCCTGCTAACCATATCGTTCCTGTTGTACCTAGATTTGCACCTAATACACACGCAATTGCAGCTGGTAAAGGTACAGCACCAGATGCAACTAATGCTATGATTGCAGTTGTAGATAGACTTGACGATTGCCAAAGTAGTGTCATAATAATACCACCAAAGAACATAAAAAGAATGTTACCAGTAAACCATGAGAGATGTTCTAAATTTCCCATTGATTTCATACCACCAGAAAACATTTTCAGTCCAATATAGAATATAACAAGACCTACTAAAACTGTTAATATAGGATTACCTAACTCCATTTTCACCACCTTCTTTTGTAATTTTTTTATATTTTTTTTCATTTAAAACTTAAATGATTGGTCTATAAACATTGTACCAGCTTCCATACCAGAACCAGTTCTTTTTCTTTCGTATGCAAATTTGAACTTTCCAAAATGTATTGTTTCTTTACCGACATACAGTCTTAGTTTTGCACCACCATGTTCGTTATCCATATCGTGATATAATCTGTAACCAGCTGAATCTATAATATCTCCAGATGATAAGTTAAATGTTAATAGTAGTGTGAAAATTGTTAAGATATATTTCATAATTTATTCCTATAATATAATGGTGGAGCCGAGGAGAATCGAACTCCTGACCTCCTGCTTGCAAAGCAGGCGTTCTCCCTACTGAACTACGGCCCCACATGGTGCCCCTTACTGGAATTGAACCAATAATTGATGATTACAAATCAACTGTTATACCATTTAACTAAAGGGGCGTTAATTAACCAGCAACCCCACTTGCACTTCGTGAGTTTTGATGGTATACGTTTTGGTCATCTTTCTTGTAGTCATCAGTCCAATCAAACGCTTCCTTGACTACATTTGCAGATAACCCTTTATACACTTGATGAAGTCTTTTATCTTTAGCTGCAATTAACAACTTTGCTTCACTTTCATGTAATCCCTCTAACATTTGAATAAACATTGTTTCTTTCTTATGTTGAGGTGTTTGTCTATCTGCACCTTTAATGAAGTGCCACAACTTTTTACTTTCCATTGCGAGAACAGTATGTTCTGTTCCCATTGGTACGTCATTTGCTCTAAATGGAACTTCACCTTCAGGCATTACCCATTCTATCTTTGGGTCAAAAGAAGATTTGAGTACCATTCTTAAACCCTCTGAATTGTTTTGTTTTAATAGTGATACTTTCTGGTCTTTGGTCTTTGCCTTATGAACCTTGTCAAGTATCTCTGAATATAGTAGTGTTGAACCAGCCATTAGAAATCTCCTATTGAATCTGTTAGTTCTTTTAATTTATTTTCTATGAAGTAAGTTAATATCTTACTTCTATCTCCTGATGGAGCTTCATTGAATGTGTCTAGGATTAACTTTTGTAAGTCGTCTGGTGTATTATCTAAATTAATCAACTTATGATTTCTTTGATAATTTCTTTTCACTTCTTCACTCATTCCAGTTTCACTATTTAACCATGCTTCAATTTTCTTTTTACTTAGTGGTCTTTGTCGTAGACCTTCTACAAATGTATGGTCTGGCGATAAGACATTAGGTACTCCATCAGATGAATCACCTTTTAGTATATGTTCTTTTATATAGGTATTTGGATTATGTCCATTTACCATCTTCTTTAATATGGGACTATACTGTTTTACATTCTTGTATTTTTGTAATTGTATAAAGTCTTTATCACCAGATACAATCATAGTCTTCTGGTCTTGGTACTCTTTACATAGTGTACCTATAATGTCATCAGCTTCTGCACCATACACTTCCACATATTTGTATGGTAGTATTTCTTTAAACTCTGACTTGATATCATTAAGTAATCCAAATATCTTATTCCAATCTTTGGAATCATTCTCTCTACTCTTCTTACGATTCTGTTTATACTGTGGGAAAATATCCCTTCTCCAATAATGTCTAGAGTCATAAGTTAATACAACTTCTCCGTATTCTTCTTTAAACATAGTACGATACATACGAATAGAATTAAGTATCATATGTCTTATCATATCTTCTTCAAGTTCGTCTGATTTGGTCATGTGAAAATTCATCATCACACTGGCTAAAGTTATTTGGTTCATATCAATTATTATCATTATACTTTCCAATACGCATTAAAACTCATTGACCTTCTTTCACCATCACAATAAAATGGGTATACTGTATGTTTTAACCAATTAGGAAATACTAACATCTGTCCTACTGCTGGTTTAAACATTAATGTATCACTTTTAAAATCTTGTTTCTCACCATGTGAGAACTCTATCAATCCACTAGCTGGATAATGGTCTTTGGTTTCTTCATTAAAATGGTTTTCCATATCATCTGGTAGTTTTAGATATATCACACCAGAGAAGTGTCCACTATGTGTATGTATTGGATTGTATTCGTGTTTGTATTGTGATACTATCCAAGACTGAGATAGATTTATATTTTCTTCTGATGGGTTTTGATTACCACCA